ATCGTAAATCTGCTGCAGGCAAGAAGTCTGCTAAATTATCAGCCAAGAAAAGGTCCAGACCTGGTTATAGACCAGATAAGGCACGATCAAAAGCTGCAAAAAAGGCTGCAAAATTTAGAAAAGAAGATATCGATTTTAAAGATGATGTTAACGCTTTACTTTCTGCAGATCCATCTTTATCAGAAGAATTTCAAGATAAAGCAACAGTTATCTTTGAAACAGCTGTAGCATCAAAAGTATCAGTTGAAATTGATCGTTTAGAAGAAGAATATTCAGTACAGCTTACTGAAGAGACTGAATCTATTAAGAGCGAATTAAGTGAAAATGTTAATTCATACTTAACATATGTTGTTGAACAATGGATGACTGATAATAAAGTTGCTGTTGAAAACGGTATTCGTATGGAAGTTACAGAATCTTTCATGGAATCTCTCAAAGGTGTTTTCAACGAACACTATATTGAAGTTCCAGAAGCCAAAGCAGATATGGTTGATGAATTAGCTGAAGAAGTAACTGATCTTGAACGACAAGTAAATAAAATGACAAATGACAATATTAAATTGAGCGAAGAAGTTCGTGATTTTAAGAAAGGAATTATCATTACAGAAGCTTCTAAAGATATGGTTTCAACCGAAGTAGAAAAATTAAAATCACTTGTAGAAGATATTGATTTTGAGAATGAAGAAACATTCCAAAATAAAGTAACTACTATTAAAGAATCTTACTTTTCTAAGACTAAAAAATATGATGCAGAAAAGGCAGAAATAGACACAGGCAGTTCAATTAAAGATAAAGTTGAAATGACCAAATCTATGGAAGCATACTCTGCTGCAATTTCAAATACATTAAAGTAATACATAAAAATATATATTCATAGGAGGATATAAACAATGTTTAACGCAGAAAAATCACAGGAAAAGTGGGCACCTATTTTAGAGCATGCCGATATTCCTGAAATTCAAGACAATTATCGTAAATCTGTAACTGCTGTACTCTTGGAAAACCAAGAAAAGGCATTAGCAGAAGAACGTCAACAAACAGGATTTTTAACAGAAGCCGCAGCTAACGTAACAGGTTCTAATGTTGCCGGATGGGATCCGATTCTAATTAGTCTAGTAAGACGCTCAATGCCTAATTTAATGGCATTTGATGTTGCTGGTGTTCAACCAATGAACGGACCTACTGGTCTTATCTTTGCAATGAAATCTAGATATACATCTCAAACAGGTACAGAAGCACTTCATGCTGAAGCTGATACAGCTTTCTCTGGTGTTGCTTCAGGTTCTGCAACTGCAAGTGATGATCCTTTTGCTGGTGATAGTGCTGATGCTGATACAGTTGATGATTATGCACCCGGTACTGGTTTGACTACTGCAGCTTCAGAAGCACTAGGTAACACTGGTGGTTCTTGGGGTGAAATGGCTTTCTCAATTGAGAAAACTTCCGTAACAGCTAAAACACGTGCCCTGAAAGCAGAGTATACAATGGAACTTGCACAGGATCTAAAAGCAGTTCATGGTTTAGATGCTGAATCAGAATTAGCAAGTATTTTGAGTAATGAAATATTAGCTGAGATTAACCGTGAAGTAGTTCGTACTATCAATACAAAAGCTACTTTAGGTGCTTCTACATCAAATACTACTACTAATGGTATTTTTGATCTATCTACTGATGCAGATGGTACATGGTCTGTTGAAAAATTCAAAGGTCTACTTGTACAATTAGATCGTGAATGTAATGCAATTGCTAAATCTACACGCAGAGGTAAAGGTAACTTTATTATTTGTTCTTCTGATGTTGCAACTGCACTTGCTGCAGCTGGTGTACTTGATTATGCACCTGCTCTAAAAACTAGCTTCAATGTTGATGACACAGGTTCTACCTTTGCAGGTATTATTAATGGTCGTATCAAAGTATATATTGATCCATATGCAACTGTTGATTATATCACTGCAGGTTATCGTGGTACATCTCCATATGATGCTGGTTTATTCTATGCACCATATGTACCATTAACAATGGTAAAAGCTATTGGCGAAAATGATTTCCAACCTAAAATTGGTTTCAAAACTCGTTATGGTATGGTTGCTAATCCTTTTGTGACAGGTGCTGATTCATCAGAGCTTGGTACAAATCGTTTAAATCAGTATTATCGTATATTTAAAGTGAACAACATTCTTGCATAATATATGCATTAATTAGTACACA